ACTCCTACCAAAAAATATGATAGTAACAAAAAATTAATACCAGACATACCATTGCCTAGTGCTAATACACCTGGTGCACCAAAAGATTTAGGTAGTGCAATTAACATTTTTAAAACTGCAGTTCAAGCATGCCCTTGGGATGGTGGTCACTATCAACACAAAGCAGCAGGAACTTGGGGTGTAGGAAGCACTAATCCTAGGGCATACACAAATCCTGGTATTTGGGTTCCAACACCTTATGGTACATGGAAAGGTGGCCCTGCATCTACAGGAACTGTAAACAACCCAACAAATGGTAATCTTCCTACAACAGCTACCAATACTGGAACAAACTTTAATATAACTTTTCAACCACCACAGATTGACCAAAATACATTAGCACTTATTGGTACACCAAGAGCATTTGTTACAGACCAACCTGTACTTCAAAGTGTTGCAACAATGGTGCAAAGTAGTTTGAGGCAATTTCAAAGTGCTCCTAATGGTGACTTCTTAGCATGGTTCCCAGATTATTTTGGTCTTTACGGTCAAGCACCCTCACTAAGTGTCCATGATATAGAAATTATTGATTTTACTATTTACCATGATGACACTAAATTAGTAACTCACATTGCAGTTAGTGGTGACCAAGTAAACTTAGGAACAAGTGTTGGTTTAGTTGATTGGATGCAAAGTAACGGTATTATTTCTGTTCAAATACCAGAAATTATGGCAATATTATTTGGTTTTGCAACTGCAGATAGTCCCAATGCAACAACTACCGCACTAGATGCTCTTTACAAACAATTAGGAAGAAATTTTGCAAATAATTTTCTTGCTAGATACGGTATGAGGCCTCTTGTTCAAGAACAACCAATGATTCGTAGTCATGTCACAGAATTTATGTATGCCTGGCAATTGTTTATGCAAAGTTGGGCAAATCAATATTCTTCAACAATTAGACTTTCATTTATGCCTGAACTTTATCCTGGTATGAGGATTAGGCTTGAAGACCATGGTATTGAAGTCTACGTTCAAAGTGTTCAACATCAAGGTGATAGAGCAAGTGGTTTTTATACAATTGCAAATGTTACTTGTCCAGTTTATAGGAAAACATTAACAAGTAAACCTTCATTACTTCATTATGGTTTCCCACCACAAGTAGGTTAATTATGGTACTTAATGCTAATTCTACAGTTGTTACAACAAATAGACGAGTAACTATATTAAATGACCCTTATATAAACCCACTTAATAGTCTTCTTTGGACTACAGGGCAAGACAATAGAGGTTTTCAATATCAAATTGCATTGGATGTTTTGCCTGCCGGTGTAACTTCAGACATGATTAAACAAGGTCAAACTTGGTTTATTGAAAATACAACTACTGCATATAGATTAAGTCGTTATGTAGGCCAAATTAGTGTTAGTACAATTAACGGTGTTACTATTAGTGGTGTACCAACTTCTACTGGACAAATTCTCACTTCAACTAGTATAAGCGGTGCTATCTGGTCATCTTCAGTTTCAGTTAGTGGATTACCTGGTCCAACAATTAGTGGTTACATACTTGCTTTAAGTGGTACAACACCTACCTGGACTGCTCAATATCCTGTTGGTATTAGTGGTCAAGTATTAACTTTAAGTGGTACAGTCCCAACGCCTGTTTGGCAAACACCAAGTGCAGGTGCAGGTATTCCTGCCGGAACAGTTATTGATTTTGCAGGTCCTTCAGCAAATGTACCTACAGGTTATTTAATTTGTGATGGTGCAAGTTATAGTACAACAATTTACGCTACTCTATTTTCCGCAATTGCCTATACTTGGGGTGGTTCTGGTGCAAGTTTTAATGTTCCAGACTTAAGAGGTAAAGTTACAATTGGAGTTAGTGGAACAGCATATCCTCTTGCTGCACTTGGCGGAGAGTTTATGCACACACTCCAAAGTGGAGAAACTCCTCTCAATGTCCACACTCATACCTTTACAGTCCCAAGTTCTACAGGAACAACTAGTACAGGTACAAGTTCTAGTGTAAGTCTTAGTATCCCAGGTAGTACTTATAGTACAGGAACTGGTACCACAGGTTCAACTACTACTGTAGCGGCTGCTGGTACTATTGGTTCAGGAAGTACAGGAAGTGGTACTGCTAATATTAGTGCTAGTACAAGTGTAAGTATATCAGATCCTGGTCACACACATAGTGCTGGATCTTATGCTTTTATGGTATACAATACTGGTGGTGGTGGAAACCTTTATGGTAGCGGAACCCCTAGTAATCACTTTGGTACTGCTAACCCAACTCAATCTGCAACAACAGGTATTACTTCTAGTGCTACTACTTCTGCTAGTGACTCTGGTCACACCCACAGTCTATCTGGTGCAAGTTTTACTGTACCTTCACTCACTGTCAATAGTGCTTCTATACCTGCACTTTCTATTCCTGCAATGACTGTTGGTGGTAGTGTAGCTATTCCTGGTCTTAATTTTACAGTTCCTGCTCAAACCGGACTTAACACCAGTAACAACACCGCAATTACTAGTGTTTCAGGTCACAATAATATGCAGCCATATGCTGTAGTTTACAAGATTATCAAGACTTAATGTACTCAACATCTAAACTTAAGGAAGTAATATGAAAAGCATGCAAGTTTCCAATGGGGATCTTGTACTAGATAGTGGTGGAAGACTTCAATTTGTTGTAGGCTCTAACAAATTAGTCCAAGACTTAGCACTCTGGTTAGAAGAACAATACGGTATTGGCTATACTACACCAAACTTTGGTAGTACACTTTATTCAATGATTGGTGGGCCAATCACTTCTAGTACCTTATCTCAAGTTCAAGCAGAAATTCAAAGAATAATTTCACTTTATTCTGCCCAGCAACTTCAAAATCTTCAAAACCTTCAACAAAGTTCTCAATTAAGTTACTATAACAAGTCTGAAATTATTCAAAGTGTTGGAGACATAACTGTTCTACAAGGAACTGGTTTTATAAATGCTACTGTTGCTATTTCTACTTTAAATGGCCAACAATTTGCACTAAATCTATTAATCACACCAAACGGAATACAGGTTAACAATGGCTGATACAAATACTATATTAACTAGACTATTAACCTCACTTTCAGTTTCTGACCCAACTTGGGACACAACTGTAGGTAGTGCTACTTATAAGATTATGGAGTCAGTAGCACAAGAAATAGCAAATGCTACCAATAACTCAACTCTGCTTACTTATGGTTTGGATGTTACAAGTTATTTTGGTTCAGAACTTGACGCCTTTGTAAACATTTTTGGTATTACTAGACAACTTGGTACTCGTTCCATTGGTACTGCTGTTTTTAGCACAACAAGTCCTGCAGTACAAAACTATGATGTCCCGCTAGGCACCCAAGTTTCAGCAAACCTTAATCAATACTTTACCAATGTTGCTTTTACAACAACTAGCCCTGCAACTGTAGCAAGTGGTCAAACAAGTGTTAATGTTCCAATTATTTCAACACTTCCTGGTTCTTTCAATAACCTAGACCCAAATACCATAACTAAAATTACAAGTCCTTTGGTAGGTGTAACCACAGTAACTAATACTTACCCACTTTCAGGTGGTAGTGATACTGAAACTGATAGTCAACTTCAACAAAGATTCTTAAACACTGCTTTCTCTAACTTTGCAGGGACAATTTCTAAGTTTCAATCTATTGCTCAACAAAATCCTTCTGTCACTCAAACTAATATAGTTAATGCTCAACAAAATTATTCTGAAAATCTTCAAATTGGTACAGTAATTAGTGGTTCAGCAGCTTTTAATATTGGGTTGCAAACCCAAGCACAACTTATAGCAATATCTGGAAGTTTGGTTGCTTCAGGTTACTTGGGAACACTAGAACCAAATGTTTCTATACCAATTTCAAGTACCACTCCTGCTAGTATTTATACAGGAACTGTTACTTATGACGGAACGAACTATAACCTTTCAGGAACAGCACCTACTGCAAGTGGTTACTTAAACATTGCTTATGTCTATTCTGGTACTGCACCAACTACTTTAAATGGTACAAGTACTTTTGCAAACGTTGCAACTGCTATTAGTGGTCTACTAAATAGCATTTCTTTGAATTATCAAAATACAATTGGTATTACAGTAACTGGTACCAACGCTGTTGTATCAAGTGGTGTTACTGTAACTTTTAACCAAAACATTCCTTGGAATATTATAGTTACTAGTGGTTCAAATACTACCGCTGTTAATACTATCTATAGTAAGATTCCAGATTCACAATTTAGTTATCCGGCAGGTTATGAAGTTGTTGGTACTAACTTAAATTCACCTAATCAAACTATATTTACAAGAAATGTTGATTACACTTATTACCAAAATATTAGTGGAACTTGTGCTCCTAGAGTAACTTTCATACCAGGACCAAATAACTCTCCTGCAACTTATACCGGGGCGACTGTTCAACTTCAATCTACTTACACACCAATTAGTAGTAGAACAATTATTTCAGGTGGTCAAATACTAAACTCTAATTTTGTTGATATTTTTATTAATAGTACAAATACCCAAACCGCAACAGAACAAGTTGTAATGGTAACTAGTAATACAATTACTACAAGTGGTCTTGGTGGTTCTTACCAAGCAAATAATTTTGTTCAAGCAAATGGTTCTATGCCTACCGTTGGTGACTATTATATTAATTTTACCCAAGATCCAATTGCCAACTTTCCTAACCAAGTTGTTTCAGGGAATGTTCCAAGTTATATTACTTTTGGAAGTATAAGTTTCCCAATTGCAATTGACCCTGTAACTACAAATGGCACAACTTTAGTAGCATCTGGCCTCTCAGGTACAAATGTTCTTTATACTTCTACTTCAATCTCCGGATTGCAAGTAGGTTTGGTAATTAGTGGTACTTACGGGAACAATACAATTTCTGGAATTGGAACAGGAAACTATATTACTTCTTTGATTCCTGGTAACCCTAACCAAATTGTTCTTGCAAATAACCTTACAAGTAACATCGCTTCTAATAATACTAGTTGGGTTTCTGTTTCATACCCTGTCTATGACAATACAAAAACTGCAGGAAGTATATTAGACATAGGTGGTGTTGCCCTAAAAGCAGTTGACCCTACAGGAAGTTATTTAACCAATTATCCTAGTTCTGTTAATTACCAGGTAGGAACTATTTCACACAGTTACTATGCAGATGTTGTAAGTGTTGACAATCTTTCTCAACAAAGTAGAGTTGTTGGTTCAAACACACTAACTCATATAGCAAAGTTCTTGCCACTAGCAATAAATTTCTCAGTTGTCTATACTCCTAATACAAACCCAATTGTTGCTAACACATCTATTCAAAATGCAGTTACAAATTATTTAAATTCTGTAACCTTTGGTTCTTCAGTTAGTATTGCTTCTTTACTAAGTGCAGCCGCAAATTCAACTGGAGTACAAGCAATTAGAATTTCAACTCAAGCAGACAACCCAATTAATTATGGTATTTCAATTTATAATATAGACAACACTATTTCTAGTGGACCATATTTTAAAGATATACTATTAGCAAATAATCAACTACCTACTGTTTGGCAAATAAACTATACAGTATTTGGAGTTAATAACTTCTAATGGCTACAGGTAATTCACTACCCTTAAATATAAGTCAAACACTTTCTTGGAAAACTAGAAATTTCCCAGACAATGTTTATGACTTTAACCCAGGAGACTTATTAACAATATTAATGAGTTCCCTATTAGGAAATGCAGGTACAGGTCAACTTTCAGCATCTCAAATAGCTGCAAGATTAACTCAACAATATGTTCAATTTTCAGATCTAGAAAATACAATTGGTGAATTACTTAATGCTCCTAGACTTACTACTGAATTTTACAATACTCCTGTAAACCCATTTACTGACCAACTTACACCAAAACAATGGAATGATGTCTTTATTAAAGACTCAAACTATCGTGAAAGATTGATTGCTTTAATGACTGCCTTATTAAAAGGTGGGACTGTTCAAGGTATTCAGGCAACCGCTGAAGCAACAGCACAAGTTCAGGCACTTGTAATTGAAAACTGGACTACAGCAAGCGGTGTAGTTAGTGCAAATGGTTGGAGTAATGGTTTTGGTTCTCAAGAAACAATACTTGTTTATAATGCTCCTAGTGGGTTGACTGTAAGTAACGTTCAAAGAACAGCAATACTTAATTCATTAAAAAAAGTATCACCAATTGGTACAGTTATAACTCAAGTATCTGGAAATATAAATAATTTTTCTCCTGTACCCTACACACCAATTTCTGATAATTCAGAACTATTTACATTTACTAGAGTAGTTACTGCTAATAATATTAATACCCCTTCTTATGCAATTAATAATCAAAGTCCTTCTGTTTATACAAGATATTGGTTAGAAAATGGTAAACCTATAACCGCACCTAATTTTGCTTTTACAACTTCTCAAGAAGTTTCAATTGATGTTACTACAAATGTATCAACTGTTACCATAACACCAGTTACAGCAAGTGGTCAAACTTTGAATTCGTATACTACACAATACCCTCTTGGTGCACCAACCTTGCCCGTTACAAGCACAGTTTTTGGAGCTCAATAATGACACTACACCCTAAAAAATTAAATCCTTTAAAAACTTACTTAAATGGTAGTAATCCACCAATGACAGTGGACGGATTGATAGTTGACGGTGTTTATGCAGTCACCGGAGTTATTGACACAATTACTCAAACTACAGATACTTATCAAGACCCACTAACTAACCAAACTAGTAATATTGGTGCATATTCATTCCCCCAGACTCCAAATGTTAATGAATGGTATTCAGGAATAGTTGATGACCAAGTAAATACTACTTACAATTTAGCTTTTCAATTTAACAGAGACACTTACTGTAATACAGTTAGTTTTAGTTTACTTCAAGTTCCTGTTAATTGGACACTAAATCTTATAACACCAAGCGGAACAACCCAACTATCAACTGGTGCTATAACTGAGTATAACACAGATTACTGGCAATACATAGTTGTGCCCTTAGGTCAAACTTACCTTCTTACATCTTCAAACTCTTCACTTCAACTTGTACTTACTAAAAGGCCTACAAATACACAATACCAACTTGGTGTAAGTAACTTTTTATTTAAACTAAATGTTCAAACTTTACAGGATATAACAGTTAATAACACGGTTGTTTCTGGTATTACAACGCAAAGTATACTTGGTTTTGTAGAAAATTACAACCCTACTGTTTACAGTATCAATAATATTAATGATAATGACTCTACTACTTATTGGAAGTGTTCCCCACAACCTGTAGGAGATTCAGTTGTATATTTTGTAATTGATATGGGTTCTTTACAGTCTATAAATAAAATGTATATAGACCCATTATACACAGGGACAATTTTTAATCTTTACTATTCTTTTGATAATAGTTACTGGTATCCTGTTCAAAGAGACTTTAGGCTTAAAAAAGGTATTTATCAATTGCCTACAATTTCTGCTCGTTATTTAAAGTTTGAATTCACTCAACTTACACCAGAACCTTATGACTTAAAGTTAGATTCTATCCAAAAAGTTATTAGTGTTTTCCCTGACTGGGTTGACAATTTTTATACAAACTCAGAAAGAGCAATCCCAGATATTGCTAATCAAAATTATGTATTTAGTTCAGCAGTCACACCAACTACTAATTATAATACAAATATTTCTTCAAACTCCTTCTATGGTGCAAGTGCAAGTACTTTAAATAGTTTAAATGCAATTGGGAATAACTCTTCTTCAAATTTTGTTAACTCTAATACAACTATTACTGACCCCACAGTAAGTTATAAGACTGTCGAAAGTGTTGCCGGCCTTGGCTCAACATATAACCCAGTTACTGATGTTGCATTTATTAGTCGTAGATTCCCTTATGTAACACAACATATTTACAAACAAGTTCCAGTAAATCAAACTTGGCATGAAGCTTATTTTACAGGTATTAAGTCATTGAGTCTTTATGGTACTGACCAAACAGTTCAAATGGATTACCCTGACTTTACAGATTATTTAACAAATAACACAACAACAATTGTAAGTGGTTCAAGTACAGCTACTTTTAGAACTCCTTCAATTATAAATACTACTATAAGTGGTGTAACCTACTCGGTTGTTAGTGGTATGGGTTACACAGGCCTTGCTGGTACACAACTAATAACAAAAAACTTAAAAACTTTTAGTAATTATCCAAGCTTTAAGTTTGCTGCTTTAAGTAGTGACTGGGTTCCTTATTTGACAAATGCCCAAACAGTACTACTAGGTTCAAATCTTGCAAACTTAGGTATTACTACTAGTGGTATATCAACTGTTTCTAACATACAAGGTAGTACAAACTATGGTGTATGGAGTTTTGTACCTAGTGGTAACCCTGTTCAAACTTATGTTCAATCGGCAGTTGTTGGTGGAGGCCAAAACCTTTTAACTACAGCAGAAGCATTTGTTATAAGTGGAACAGGATGGTCCGGTCCCTTAAGTGCAAATAGTGTTGTTACAAATGCATCTATTTCAGGTGTTACTAGTATTGGTTTGCCGGTATCAACAAATGTTTCTTGGGGTCAACCTGATTATGGTAATACAGATTTTGGTTCTGATGCTTATAGTGTTACTCCATCCTTGGGTGCTATTCAACTTAGAGGATATACATTTATAATTACTGCAAGTGGTTCAGGTTCTGTTACTACTAATGTTACGTATAGTGGTGCTGGTGGGGTAACAACAAGTGGTTACACTACAAACATAAGTGGTGCAAACCAATTCTTGACATTTACAACTACTCAACCACTTAATACAAGTAGTGTAAGTTTTTCAATAGCAGTTTCTGGAACTGTTGGTTTAAGTCAAGCAGGATACTTCCTTGGTTCAAGTGGATTCACACCATCTTCATGGACACGGCCTTTGGTAACTAGTGGTATGAGAATTTCTGCAGTTTCAAGAATATACCTTCCTAATACTAGTTTTGGAACTTACAAATGTACACTTTATTCAAATGGTGTTGAGCTTGCCCACAAGCAATTTTCAAATATACCACCACGCACTTGGGTTGACATTGAAGTTCCCTTTACACTTGTTTCAGGTTACTACAATTCAAACAACTTTAGTACAAGACTAACTCAAACAAATGGCCAAGGAGAGTCTTATGACCTTGCAATGTTTGGAATCTTCTATAATCCAGTAACATGGGAGTATTGCTCAGATGGTACAGGGAATAACTGGAATTGGATTACCACAGGAATTAATGACCCTGATGCCACTATTAATCTAAGGGCTCCTAGCAACCAGATACAACTTAGAGGAACTATTCTTCAAGATAACGCACAAATTTCTTCTTTAACATTAGTCCCTAATTATACTCAAAGTCCTTACTACAGTACAACTCAAATTAATTATGTAGGAGATCCAAAGACAAATGAACTAAGTTGGAAGAGAACACCTGCTCAAAGACCACTATTCCAATTAAGGTCAGAACTACACCCTTCTCAATACGATATTGGTGTTCTGATGAACATAAGTTACCCATATTATCTAGATTAACTCTTGATTTTATAGAGTTTATCTATTAAAATTATGACCATGTCACAGAATACTGTATTCATACAGAAGAGTGAGTTACTCAATGGAGTATTAAGATACTCATCTCTCACACCTCTAGATAAAAACTATATTGACCCTTATGGTACACTAAGAAATAGAGACAGACTAGTTGAATTTCATAATCAACTTGAATCTGATGGTTATGTTTTTAAGTTTCAAGATGATGAGGCTGAAACTTTATATAATAAGCTTTATAATTCAATTACTAATAACTTTGATGTATCATCACCTTTCTTATTAAGTAATAAATTATTTCCTTTTCAAAATATAGGCCTTAACATGGTCTGGAATCAAGTAAAAAATGATGATTGTAACAGAATCTTAATCCAATGGGATACAGGTGCTGGTAAAACACTTCTCAGTTGTTTAATAAGTCAAAAGTTGTTTCAAGAAGATTTAGTAGATATTGTACTGGTTTTTTGTAAAAAAATTAAACAACATGACTGGGAGCAAGAGTTTAAACGTATGACTACTTGTTCAGTTGCAAAAGTTGGTGAGCTTGAAAGAAGCAAAAGACACAAGTTTTACAAAGAAGACAATAGTCAAGTATTAGTTCTTAACTACGAAAAAGTTCGTGGTCCTAGTATGGTTAAAAAAGCAGGAGTAAGAGGAAAAGTTGCGGATTATTCCCGTACTGACCTTCAACAAATTCTTGAAAAAATTGAAGGCAAGAGAGTTCTAGTTGTAATTGATGAAGCACAAAAAATCAATACAGGAACTAGTTTGCTCAGTGAAGGTTTTGAGACACTTCTTAGTAAGAATGAAGGAACCAAATGTCTTGCACTAACAGCAACTCCTTACACAACTAGTCCTTTAAATATTAGAAATATTTTTACAACTATTAGTCCTGGTATCCCTGGGGTTAGTGACCTTACAAGAGATGAATTTAAAAGAGTTTATGCTAAAGAACTAGAGGTATTTGAACGTGGTTATGTTCGTGAACTTTATGTTAGAGAGTGGGACCGTACCAAATTACCACTCCTTGGTAAGAAACATGAAAACTGGACTCACATTGCAATGAAAAGTGACCCCCACATTGCTAAGCAGTTTCCAGAAAGTATGCCGAAGAGAATAGTTTACCAACTTTCTGACCAAGATCGTATTGTTTATGATTGGGCAGAAGAAGAGGCAAGGGCACGTTACAATCCAGATAACCCTGTTTCAAGTTGGGCCTATATTGATACTTTAAGAATGATTTGTAACACAACCGAAGGCCTTAGGAATAGTGAAAGTAAGTTTGCTAAAGAAATAGTTGAACAATTTGATGATTTGATTTCTATTGAAAACAGTGCTAAGTATCAATTGATTGAAAGTAACCTTGAGACAATTTTTGAAGCAAATGAAAAAGTAGTATTGTTTACTTTCTGGACACATGGGACACTATTCCCATACCTTGAAGCTTTAAAGAAAAAATTTTCTGGAGTTCCTATCCTACCAATTTGGGGTGTAGGTATGAAGTCAGAAGAGACAACCCGTAACATTCAAACTTTTAATTCAACTAAAGGTCCTGCAGTGTTACTTACAAGTGATGTTGGTCAGGAAGGACTAAATCTATATGCACCATATCTTTGGAACATCGAAATTCCCAGGACTTATGCAGAATACAAACAACGGAAAGACCGTATCAATCGTGCAGATTCCCGTTCAAAGGGCATTAGTAATACCTGGATCTACCGTCCAGTCGCAGTGGGAACTATTGAGGAGCGGGTGGATGGCAAAATTCTTAGAAGAAGATCTGAAGCAGAAGCCATTCGAGGTGTAGTAGATGAGAATGTAGATATGGATGACACCATTGAAATGACACCAAAAGGTTTGTTATTTAATTCTTGAAATCAAGAGTAGCTTGTTATATACTTCATTAATCAAACGAGAGGAGAAATTATAGTAACTAAATGTTCTTATTAATCTAACATTGGAGTAATTTTGACACGTTTAATTGCACTTGGAGTTTTAGCAATATCATTATTTATAGTAAATAATGCTTCTGCGGACACCAACAATACAGTAACAACGACAACAAAAATTGAAACACCTGTAGTAAATGTAGGACTTGTCCCTAGAGAAATAGTATTAAAGTGGGAGAAGGTAGCAGTATGTGAAACCGGTTATAACTGGACTCTCAGAGGTCCCCTATACTCTGGAGGTCTAGGAATTACTAATCACAATTGGACTTCTTATGGTGGTGGTCAGTTTGCTAATAATGCAGCTGATGCTTCTATAGAAGAACAAATATATATAGCAAAAAAAATAAATTCGAGTGGCTATGTTCCCGACCAATATGGTTGCGGACACGGCTGGTAGGGAGAAAGAAAGATAAGTATGAAAAAAATAAAGAAGTATGACAAGATGCAAAGAGAACTGATGGACTACATCTTGTCCGGGAAGATACACTCTACTATGATTGGTAAGACAATTATGGTTGACCACAGTGATAAGAAAGAAAACCTTTCTGACATAGAAGAGTTTGTAGAGTATATGGTTTCTTTAATTAAGAGAGCAGAGAATTTTGGAAAGGATAATGTAAAGGAGTCCTGATATTAGGTAAGGAGTTGCAGACTCAGAAAATGGGTCTATTTACAGGGTCGCCCGGGAGTCGCAGTTGAAATTGATTCCTCCTCCCGGGGACTCCTTCTCACCAATATCCCTTCTATAATTATATGAGAAGAGAAAACCAAGAAGTTATTGATTACAGTTGGCAAAGTGATGCTATTTGTAAAGACCTACCAACAGATATGTTTTATCCTGGTAGAGGTTCGGTTGTCTCTAAAGTTATTAAAGAGAGATGTGCAATTTGTCCTGTAAAGGATGCCTGCCTAGAACATGCCCTTAAGTATGAAGCCCATGGTTATTGGGGTGGTACAACTGAAAAAGATAGAGTTGCCATTAGGATGAACAGAGACATAATACTTATCAAACCTGAAACAGTTTTTTGGTATAGTGTTAGTGAAGCAAAAAGAGAAAAAGAAGAAAACAGAACTAAGATTCAAGGGCGTGGTCGAAAGGCCAGAGTATGTGGTACATACAGTGCTTATAAAGGTCACTTAGGAAGAAAAGAAGTTCCTTGTGAACCTTGTAAAAAAGCAAACAGAGATTACATTAATGATTTGAAAATTAAGAAAGCGGCGGAAAATGGGGAATTCACCTTTTAAAGTTGGATTGGTTATTCCTATCCTAAATAATTTTGACCAAGCAGTTGACCTTATCTATAGTGCAAAAACTAAAGAGAATGAATTAAAGGTTTACATCCAACCTCAGTATAGGTATCAACTACCTTTGTCTCAGGCCTGGAACAATGGTATGAAGCAAGCCATCATGGATGGTTGTGATTATATTATTATTGCTAATGATGATACCCTTTTTGCACCATGGTCAATTGATGCCTGGGTAAGTGCAATGAGTAAGGAATCAGACAATATTGTCTTAACAGCTCCTTTACATGTAGGAGATACTTTTGATGAACCATTTGAGATTGTATTCTCAGATGAAGATACAGAGTATAAGTATGTAGAAAAAGAACTTTTCTCAATGGTAATGGTAAGAGCAGATTTCTGGGAAAAGTGTGGTTGGTTTGATGAAAACTTTGACCCTTGCTGGTGGGAAGATAATGATATGCATTATCGTATCACTTTACTTGGATTTAATATTAAAAAGTATGAAATCCCTTACATTCACCTAGGCAATCAGACAACTAAGAAGTTGACTAAGCCAATCAATTCTATTAAGAGTGGAGAGTATTACCTTAAAAAGTGGGGTAGCCAAAACCGAAACTTGATAGAGAGGTATAAAACCCCGTATAATGATAGTACCCTAACTCCAAAGGATTGGATCAAGTAATGAAGACACTAGTTTCATTTTTTATTAACCTAATAGGTTTAATTCTACTAATAGCAATTATTGCTGTTGTATGCTTTGCACCATTGTTAGCTAGTTATTTTTGGAACTTTAAAGTAGGGGTTGAATCCTTCTTTGGAGTTTACGGAATAACAATTCTTTCAATTATTATCAACAAACTATCTAAGGCAAAGGAAGACAACTAATGGCAAAAACAAAAGTATTGGCGTACGGTGATTACTGCTGTGCTACTGGGTTCGCTACCGTAATGGGTAACATTATGAGAGAACTAGAAGCAACAGGAAAGTATGACATTGATGTTGTTGCTATTAACTATGACGGAGGACCTTTTGACCAAACCCAATGGCCCGGACAAGTATGGCCTGCTATCAGTGCACTAAGACAGCAAGGTCCTTACGCTGACCTTCATGGAAGACAAGTTTTTCTTGACCGACTCCAGCAAGGTGACTATGACGTAGTATTCATTGTTCAGGACACCTTTATTATGTTGCCAATTACACCTCAGATTCTTGAAGTGCAACGTAACAAGCCAAAGAGTTTTAGTACAGTTTACTATTACCCGTTTGATTGTGGTCCAAAAGAAGAGTGGGTTACACAATGTGTTAACTCATTTGACTTCCCAGTTGCCTATACACAATATGCAAAGAATGAAAGTATTAAGTGGAGTGGAACAGCGGCTGAAAAGCATGACGTTATCTATCACGGTACAAACACAACTAACTTTTTCCCACTTCCTGAACAGGATAAGAAGCAAATTCGTTCTGCTTTCTTTGGTGACAATAAGGACCGTTTTATTATTATGAACCTTAATCGTAATCAAGGTCGTAAAGATGTTAGTCGTTCCTTCATGATTTTAAAAGAACTTAGAGACCGTGGATACAAGGAACCATTCTTGTACATGCACATGCAAGAAACAGACTTTGGTGGAAGTATTATTGAGCAATCTAAGAACTTTGGCCTTGAACTTCAAAAAGATTGGATTCTTCCTAACCCAGGGCAATTCTCTGCACATGCAGGATTCCCAATTGAAGTTGTTAACCAACTTTACAACTCTGCAGATTGCTACCTAACTACCTGTATGGGTGAAGGTTGGGGGTTGAGTATTACAGAAGCAATGGCAACTAAGACACCAATTGTTGTTCCAAACAATACTAGCATTCCAGAAATTACCGACAATGGTAAGCGTGGTTGGGTTGCAGGTTCTGGTGATAGTCCTTCACATTGGATTATTAAGGAAAATGACAACGACCGTATTCGTCCACTTATGAATGTAGAAGATGCTGCTGATGCAATTATCGAAATTATGGAAAATAAGAACGGAATTGTAGAAAAGAAGGTTGAAGCAGCTTATGAGTTTGCCCAGGAACTAACTTGGAAGCATGTTATGAAAGACTGGACAAATGTCTTTAACAAGGCAGTTAACAAGTCTAAGAGTGCTAACCTTCTTAAGGGTGGAACAGTAGAATGGAAGAAGTAAAAAGACAAGTAGTTGACATTGTTCTTTTTAATAACGAATTAGAACTATTAGACCTTAGAGTAAAAATCCTAGAAGATGTGGTTGACTTCTTTATTATTAAAGAAGCAACTCACACCTTTCAAGGTGACCCTAAAGAATTACTTTCTAAAACTTATGACCATCCAAAGGTATTCACTTATGTAGTTGAGTTCTCATCTGGAATGAACACCTGGGAAAGAGACAGGTTCCAAAGAGGAACTCAAATTGACCTTAGGGCATATGGTATTAACGAAGATTCTATTGTTATGACTAGTGACCTAGATGAAATACCAGACCCACAAGCAATTGAATGGGTAAGGGACAATTTTAATCCAGCCGCTATGTATGCACTAGAACAAAAGATGCACCAATACTATCTCAATGTTAGAAACATGAGTGAACCCTGGGCAGGAACTAGAATTTGTAGTATGGAAAAGTATCGTTTGATGGATGCTGAAACCATGAGGCATTCCCAACACCTTTGCATGACACTACCTGATGCTGGTTGGCATTGGAGTTTTCTTGGTGGTGAAAAGCAAATTGAAAAAAAGATTAGAAGTTATGCCCATGAGGAGTATGACAATGAAGAAACTATTCAGCAAATTGCAAAACGTATGGTCAACAATGAAGATGTTTTTGGACGTGGTTTTACACTCAAAACAGTAGAATTGGATAACTCTTACCCTAAGTATATTCTTGATAATCAAGATAAACTATCCCATTTAATTAGAAAAGATTAATATGAATAAAGAACTTAGATGGGCTGCCAGTTTTCTACTTGAAAGATCTAACATTCCTGCTGGTCCTAACTATTTGGCTGCTTTTGAAAATCCAGCTGATAATCAACAATGGATTTACGCATTAATTAGAAAGGCAGCACCTCAAATTGGTGCTATGAATAGTTCTTATTATGATAGGGCAATTCAAATACTTAGGGCAAATGGAATTTCTACAGATCCATATGGCCCTGGTAGTGGTTGATTCTAAATACTGATTTAACTATACTGAATAAAACAGCCCTTGTAGCTCAACTGGACAGAGCATCGGAGTTCTAACCCGCAGGTTGTAGGTTCAAGTCCTACCGGGGGCGCTGGTCAATAGTATCTGCTTAGTTTTCACCTCCTTTATACTAGGAGTGCTATTGACCTACTGGAAGAATGGCCGAGTGGTTTAAGGCAGTTGTCTACTAAACAACCGTGGGTTTATAGCCCACCGAGGGTTCGAATCCCTCTTCTTCCTCCACCGGATGGGTAGCGAAGTGGCCAAACGCGGCTGGCTGTAAACCAGTTCTTTATTGTTCGGGGGTTCGAATCCCTCTCCATCCACTTGAAATAAAATGAAATAGTATCTATAATTATAGTAAGGAGGATAAGATGTTAAAATTATCAGTAAACATTGGTGCTTCACTTCAAGTAAAGAATGCCAAGGGTGAATGGGATTGGATTAAACCAGAAGTAGGTGCTGAACTTACTTTTGAAGCAATGAATGAAAATACTCAACATTACTTTAATGAACTCTGGGACAATGTTGTTGGTCCACAGTTTAAAAGTGTTGTTGATAGTCTTCTAACAGAACAATCAGAACCAGCAATTGAAGATGTTGAAGAAACTGAAACTGTTGAAGGAGAAGAAGAAGTAACAGAAGAAGTTGTTACAGATGAGGATGAGTATTACTAATGGGATTATTCATTAATATCTTAGTACATGGACTTTTTCTTGGTGCATTAGCATTTTTTCTTTTTGTATTGGTTGGTATTGGTGGTGGGTGGAACTAATGTTAGAAAATATAATCTTTTGTGCTATTCTTGCAGGAGTAGCTTTTTGGTCTCTTTGGAGTGGTAGACTATGACAGAATGTAAACACTGTGGACAAGAAATTGTTAAATATAGTTCTAGTGCAACAGATTGGGACCGTATTGGAGATGATGACCAGTGGGTTCACACAAGTCCTCATGGTCCTCACAAAGCAGAACCAGATTGGCAAACTAAGTCATGACTGTATTAGCAGCCGCCATAACTAGACTAGACGGTGTAGTAATTTCTGCCGACTCACAAATCTCTTGGGACTATAACAAAAGCGATGAAGGTCCCGGTAAATTATGGGTTGAAAAAGACCGTAAGTATGTTTTTGGTGGTTGTGGTAGTATTCGTGCTATGCAAGTAATCCAACATTGGACCGATTGGCCTGAATTTCGTGATTATCACAGAGATGATATAGAAAAATTTGTTATTAAAGAGATAATCCCAGCATTAAGAGAAGCATTAGATTCCCATGGTGCACTAGAAAGTTCTAGAAAAGTTGAATCTTTTGGTGCAGGTATTATTATGGCTTGGGAAGATAACTTAGTTGCAATTGATGAAGATTTTTCTATAACAATACCAGTTAGTGGAAGATGGGCAATGGGTTCAGGCGGTGGAGAAGCATTTGGTAGTTTGGGTGATGAAGGCCCATGGACAAAGAATGATGTTATCAAGGCAGCTAAAAATGCTACCAAAACAGCAATGGGTGTAGGTGGTGACATTTACTATGTTACTAGTAAAAGCCTAGAAGTAAAAAAGGGTTGATTTCTTTTTCGACCTTTACTATATTTATAAGTAGTTAGTATTTAAAGGAGATAGTATGGAAAAAAGTTTGGCAGAACGCCTAAGTAGGAAAAATTTAGTTGAGGTAAGTGAACCTCAATTTACAGAAGAGGTTGCAAAGACAAAAAGTCGTGCTGAAGTTCAACGTGAAAATTCAGTTGCGGTAAGTTCAGATGCACTTGATTCATTTAATAGTTGTCTAGATGTATTAGGTACAACTGATTTGTCAGATGTGCATGTACTTTCAGTTGAAGAGATTAACAGTCTTACAAATGAACTACTTGCAGTTCGTGCAGTAAAGGATATTACTGAAGGTCGTGAAACTGCACTTAAAAGTTATGTAACTAGTACAATTAATCTACAGTTAGAATTTGAAGGCAAGGATTCAAACGCAGAAAGCGGTTACCTTGTCTCACCAGAGTTTAATGTTAAACTTTCTAAAGAAGTATCTGGTGGTAAGTTGAATGTTGACATTGACCTACTCAAAGAGAACCTAGATGAGGACCAGTTCAAGAGTATTACTAACTACATTGAAACTGTAAAGTACACAATTTATCCAGGTGGTAAAAGGGCAGAAGAAACCAATGCATATTGGGAACTAAACGAAGAGGCATTGGAAAAAGAACTTAAGGTTGGTAACATAGGCATGGAACAAATACTAATGTCAACACTACCAGGAAAGAGTCGTACAGCACTCTATGTCCGACCAATCAAGTAGCGGTTATACTAGACACATTAGAAGAGATGATGACCCTGTCTTTACTGCAGGTATGGCAGCCGCTTTCTTTGACCTAACTACACAATCTTTCTTGATGAAGGAAAGGCTTGGATATTGGCAAAATGCTGATGGTACACCAATTGTAATAACAAGGACCAAAGGTGGGGACAGAAGATTTAGTTTAGATGATTTGCAAAAGATTGCCCACTCATTAAGAAGACAGAATAAAATGACTTCAAGGCAAATGAAGTTAATTATTCTTAGGATTGATGCATTTAAAGAACCTATTAAGAAACACAGAAGTAGATATAGAAAAGGTACAATAGGTGGTATTAAACAACCACCTCCAACCATTCTATAATATCTAAAAAGGAAAACATGAAAATTACATTCACTGGTAGTCATGGTACAGGTAAGACAACTGCTGCCAAGATTTTAAGAAAAGTTATAAATGAAACTTATCCAGGACTAGCAATTGCACCACTAGGAAGTGTAACTAGAAGTGTTTTAGGTTGGGGTCAAGGGGATGGTAAGTTATCACTTTCTCCAGAAAGTAATTCATTCCAAGTTGCTTGTATTTATGAACGCCGCCGTCAGATGCTTGCTAAGGGTTCATTAAAAGCAGACATTGTAATCAGTGAACGTTGGGCAATGGATGAAACTGCTTATCAACTTTATAAAGCTAGAAAAGATATGATGGACCGTGATAGTGCCCACACTCTAAGAGTATGTCAAATGGAAATGGATTGGGAACTAAACAACTATTGGGACAAGGTTTATTACATACCAGTTGACCACCGACCAGTTGAAGAAGACGGCACTAGACCTGGTGATAAGAAGTATCAAATTGAAGTTGGTAACATGATAGAAGTAGTCATGTCTCCTTATAACAAGAATCGTAAGATTAAAAAAATGCCTACTCAACTTGAACTTTGGGAAGACTATTTTAAGAAGGAAGCCGAGAGTTGGAACCTAAAGAAGTAGACAACCAAGAAGTATTAAGAGCACAGTTTGTTATTGCTAAGGCATTTAGAGACAATCTTAATGTAGTTGAGACACTCACATCCCATATGGTTGGTAAGTCATTGATTGAAGAATTAACCGGTGAAGTCCCAAACTGGGCTAAGAAAGAAAAGCAAGATAAAACTAAAGAACTTAAAGAATGGGTTCAAAACAACCTTTCTAAGCAATTAAGTACAAAAGAAATTGCTTCAAGTCTAGATTGTAGTTATGAGACTGCAATCAAAACTATTAAGGAGAACCCTTTTTATTTTGTTGGTATTCGTAGGGGTTACTATGAAGTTAGAGACGGTGAAACCGAAAGAGAACAAGCTAAGAAGGGTAAGTAATGTCTGATAGGCCTAGTGAAGAACTTCTTGAAAGTGCAAAAGAGATGACATATAATCTTGAAGAATGGGAAAAGAAATTCCCTGAGGAGGAACAGTAAGTGCAAACATTTTTACCATACGCAGATTTTGAAAAGTCAGCAAAATCATTGGACCGTCAACGACTTGGTAAACAACGTGTAGAGACAATGCAAATTATGAACGCAATTCTTAATCCGAATTACGGTTGGCAAAGTCATCCAGCAGTAAACATGTGGAGAGGTCATGAAACTACATTACTAGAATACCAAAAAGCAATTTGCAATGAGTGGGTTAGTCGTGGCTACAAAGATACATGCTTGCAAAAGACTATTGATTTGGTTGATTCTGTTAAGACAAACACAACTAGGCCTGGTTGGATTGGTGACTATAAATTTCACCTTTCTCACCAAAGTAACCTACTTCGTAAATTACCAGACCACTATTCACAACACTTTATAGGAGTCCCAGATGACTTGCCTTACTTTTGGCCAGGAGAATAATGATAAAAGAGTTTTTTAAAAAAGGCAAAGAATGGCGTTGTGAGGGTTGGGTATCACTTTCACTAAAAGATTTTGGTTTAGGTTTAATTACCTACAATAATAAAAAATGCCATAATTTTCAGATTACTATTTTATTCTTTGATTTCTATATAAGTTGTTACAAACTATGAATAAAAAAGAATTAGATGAAATAAGGTTGAGGCACCATGAAACACGCCTCTGGTGGAGACAAGATGACAATGGAACAATTATAGATGAGTTAAGAGGTTGTTCTGATTGTGGTCAAGAAGTACCTTGCGATGCAATTAAATTATTAGATGAATTGAATAAGTATGAAACCCAATGAACTTCAAAAAATAAGAGAAAAGCATCAAAAGCAATTTGGTAAGTGGCGTTGCCAACACTGCTATGAAAACTATCCTTGTGATGTAGCAAAGTTGCTAGATTACTCTGAGTCTTTAGAAAAAGTAACCAATGAAGTTATCTGAACGTCAAGCATTAAGAAGAAAACACCATTCAAGGATAACAGACAGGGTTCCTTTTTGCTATCACTGTAAACTAATTTGGCCTTGCGATGTTATTAGGGTATTGGATGCTTGGGATAGCCAATACAGTAAAGTAGAAGAAATAGTTTCTGAGTATAAAAATCAACTTAGTGGACCAGAATGGGATGATTAAAATGGAAGAATGCCTTCACATTGAGAAAAAAATAAATGAGTTAGGAGAAGAAGTAGAAAGACCTTACCACAGTATTTTTTGCCCAGATTGTGGAAAACGTTTGGTACGTGATTACAAAGCAAGGCCATTTAAGTTTTAGTAAAGTTGATTTTGTAGTAACAAGAAATTATAATTTAACTATTAGTAGTTAGTAGGAGACAATGGATCTATACCTAGGAGCACCTTTTGCTCACATTCAATCATCTGCCCCTGGGTATGCATTAGCTCATGAAATGACAGGTTTTACTGTTATGGAGCAATACAGTAAACTACCTAAACTTTTCCTTGATAATGGTGCTGATGAACTTGGAACAGGCCAGAGTGGTATGCGACTTGCCTATCTTGCAGGAAGATTAAAATCAAACTTTCTAATACTACCGGATGTCCTTCACAAAGATAAACTTACTAGAAAAAAGGGTGAGAAGTTTTTTGAACAAATGAAAGATAGTGGATACCAAGGTAACTTTATTGGTGTAATCCAAGCAAAGACTTTGGAGAAAGGTCTTGAAAGTTACAAGTGGTGGGCAAGAAGTGGAATGGTAGATAGGATTGGGATTACTTATGATACTAAGATCCCTAACACAACTTTTAAAGAGTTTGCATGGGGTGGAAGATTAAACTTTTTGTTTGAACTGGCAAAAACAAATGTTTATGACAATAATCCAATAGGACTTCACTTGCTTGGTACACTAGATGTGCATGAACTCTATGTATTAAACCACTATCCAGAGTTTGAATATATTATTAAGTATATGGTTGATAGTCATGATACTACAATGCCTTACGCTTGTGATACTCCATTTGTAGTTGAAGATTATTCAATTAAATTAGGGCGTGCAAAGGATTATCCCCGTCAAGATTTTAAAGCAAAACTAGAGGGTGAAAGACTTGAGATTGCTGAGTGGAATGTAGCGGCATACTTGACTGCTTGCAAGATTAAACCAAGTGACTGGCCAAAATATCTAGGTGATAAAGCAGTTCAATTATTTAGTGATTTTGAGTATCATTATGACCACTAAGAAAACATTCCTTCTTGTTGATGGTCACAATGTTTTTATTCGTGCTTACTCAGGATTAGCAAAACAAGATTTTAGAAACTCTGATGGTATTGCAACTTGGGGTGTTTACGGATTCTTAAATACCTTAACTTCAATGGTTCGTAGATACCAACCAACCCATGTTCTTGTTACTTTTGATAAAGGAAAAAGTAGCAAAAGACTTGAAATGTATCCTCAATACAAAGCAAATAGAGATAAGGATTCTAAAGAAAGAATTGCTAAAAAAGTAGCGGCAGGAGAAGTAGATGAATTCTTGCCACAATTTGATTTGCTTTTTGAATTCCTTAAATCAATGGGTGTACCATACCTTAGGATTAGTGGTGTTGAGGCAGATGATATTATTGCTAAGGCCTCAATTGAATTTGGTCCACTCTTTGATAAAGTTGTAATTATCAGTGCAGACCATGACATTAGACAACTAATTAGAAATAATGTTATAGTTGTAAAACCTAGTTTAAGTCAGAGTAGAGACGTTAAAGAAGAAGTATTTACAGTTGAAAAAACTCTTGAAGAATGGGGAGTTGAACCTTGGAGGTTACCAGAAATATGGGCACTCATGGGAGACAAGGGAGACAACATACCTGGAGTACCAGGCATAGGACCAGTAAAAGCTAAAAAACTTATACAAGATTTTGGTAACCTTGAAAAAGCAATACAATCAGAAAAAGTAAACGAATATGAACCAACAGTTCGTAGAGCATTTAAACTTATTCAACTTGATGGTAAAGATGACATACCATTTCCACCTTTAGGAAATTTACAGTTTAACCCGATAACTAAAGAAATTCCCAATCATGGCTTGAAATTGCAGGAGATGCTCGACTATTTTGAATTTAATGTAATTAAAGAACGTTGGGAAAACAATGAACTTTGGTCAGAAAAGACCTTTGGTAGAAAGTTAGGAAACAATGGATAACAAAAAAGTAGATAAGATAATTTCTAATGCAATAGAGTATGTTAAAGATCCGATTAATTCCCCTGACTTTAATACAGTTGCACTGGACCTTTATGACCTTCACCGTGAATTGAACCCAGTTTATAGTAAATATGACAAAGGTCCTTTAAAAGATTGGCGTGAAATTCCATTAATGCCTATCGGTGAATTTAAAAAAGGTGATGTAGGGATTACTCTTAGTGACCGCATGCCTTTCCCTGGAGTAGAGTTCCATTCAAGTGGTACAACGCAAGGTGACAAGAGTAAACACCGTATGTATGATACTGAACCTTATAGAGCAAGTATTGCTGCTGGTTTTAAGCAAAGTGTACACCCTACTAGTTACCCTAGGTTTAGAGTTATTCTACTTACCCCTAAACTACCTAATAGTAGTTTATACTACATGATGAGTTATGTTAGTGAACTTTTTGACCATCGTGGAGTTCGTGAAGAGTTTGATGGACTAAATGACATGTTTAGGGTACAGGCATTACTAGATGAACTAAGAGAAGAAAAAGAACCAGTATTGTTATTTGGAACTAGTTTGGCCTTTTATGACTTGATGACTACCATAGAGACAAATGGAATGCAATCTTTTAAACTCCCAGAGAGTTCAATGATGATTGAAACCGGAGGTTGGAAGGGGAGAGACATTAAGATTACCCCTTGGGACTTAACTACTAAAGTAAGTTTGTTCTTTGACATATCTTTTGATAATTGTATCCGTGAATACAGTATGAGTGAAATGTCTAGTCAACTATGGTCTTCAGGTAATGACCCAGGAAATGTAAATTATTATTGGCCTCAATGGTTGAGTGTTAGATTAGTTGACCCACTATCTCAAGTTGAGGTTCCTTATGGTCAAAGTGGTATTATTAGTTTTGTAGATTTAGCAAATGTTTGGAGTTGCCCCTTTATCTTGACCGAAGACATGGGCCACCTATACAATGATAATGGAATTGATGCCCTAGTATTAGAAGGAAGAGCAATTAATGCACCTGAGAAAGGATGTAGTCTAACTTATGCGGAAGCAATGGGTAATTAATCCAGATGTAGGTTTTTCTAAAGTCCTTGCAGAGTTTGGAAGATTCCTAGAAGAAGATTATAAGATGGCAATAGGTGCTTTAACGGTTCCCCACGCCTTTGAAGAGTACACAGAAAAGACAGGTAGAAATTTTGTAATTGTAGGAGCAAGGAGTGTACCAACCGCTACTGCAAAGAGTGTTTTCCTTTGTCTTAAATTGGCAGGACCAGAAAGTGTAACTGTAAAGGCACCAACAATTGATGAAGGTTTCTTAATTGATAATGTTATTGAATACTATGGTAAAGATATTAGGTGTAAGGTATTCAATGACCCAAGTGAACAACTTGAATTATCACTAGAATGGCGTAAAGCACTTGATGAAGCAACAGATATAGTTGTTTTTGGTGGTGGTGACACAGTTGCTAGATTTAAAGAACTAGAAAATGAACATCGTCAAGTTCACATTCATGGTCCTAAGTTTTCATTTGGTATTGTTAGAGCAGAAGATTTAAGTCTTTCTTACATGGAAGAAATTGGTTTTGATTTTTATTCATTCTATGGTGAAGGTTGTCTATCTCCAAAGTTTTATGTAGTAGTTGGAGAGACAGCACCACAAATGTGGAAAGAGATGTCTGAGGTTTATTCAAACCTTTATGCCTCATATGTTGATGAGTTTAGAGCAAAGTTGCCACTTTCAAGGAAAAGCGAATTAGTGCAACAGTTCCTAAACTCCAATTATGTAGCAAAATATATTCGTAGGGAAGACTTGAATTCTAATGAAATATTTTCTACACTTTATGGTGACGTACGCTTTATAGTAGTAGAAAGTTTAGATGATTTGGAAGAATTCATTGAAAAATGGCGTTTTCAAATTAGTACAGTAGCAATTAACGAACAAGATGATGAAATAGTAGATTTTGTTGAAAGTCATATGATTACTAGAATCTGTGATATTGGTCAGATGCAGTTCCCAGATTTCTTTGAACAATTTGACACAACAGATGACTTTGACATTTACACAGGAGGATATTAATGAGTGATTATTTAGCTAGAACTAACCCTTGGCCTTACGACATAACAATTACTGGTGCAAAGGGTGGTTATTATCAAACTAAAGAGTACGGGGACATGTTTGATATGGCCTGTGGTATTGCTGTAAACAATTTAGGTCACAGAAACAAAAAGATTCTTAATGCCTCATTGAAAGTTTTAGATAAGTATGCTCACGTTAATGTTTATGGTGAGTTCAATATTAAAGAGCAATTGAAGTATGCTGAACTATTAAGTGAACGTTTTTCAACCCTTACAATGAGTAATGGAATTGATGAAAATAATAAAACTTGGTTCTGCACTAGCGGAACAGAAGCAAATGAACTTGCCATGAAGCTTGCAATGCTAAGTACACAAAGAAAAGGTTTCATTGCCCTTGAGAATGGTTTTCATGGACGTACTCTTGGAAGTTTGAGTTTAACTCACAAACCTCAATACAGAGAACCATTTAAGAGTATGGTTAACAAAAATCTTACTAAGTGGATTGTTCCTGGAGAAGAAATCCCAGATGAGTATAAAGACAGAGCAGCATTTTTTATGGAACTGGTTCAAGGAGAAGCAGGAGTAGTTGCTCAAGACAAAGAATGGGCAAAGTATGTTAGTGACTGGTGTCATGAAAATGGTGTTCTTTTGGTCATTGATGAAGTACAAACAGGGTTTGGTAGAACCGGTACACACTTTGTTCTTGACCAATACCAAGATGTTTATCCGGACATTGTAACCTTGGGGAAAGCAGCAGGTGGAGGTTATCCTTTGGGTGCAGTAGTTGCTAGTTCTGAAAGGTGGAACTCTATTTCTAGAGACATGCCATTTGCTCACCTAAGTACATTCGGTGGTAATCCAATGAGTGTTGCTGCCGGTACAGTCATGTTTAAAGAAACAGAAAAACCACAACTTCTTGGTAATGTTAAAGATGGTGAAATACTAGCAAGAAGTGTATTCCAAGATTTTGAACATGCTTACATTAGAGGCAAAGGTTTGATGTTGGGGTTAGTTTTAGATGATGCAATTGATATAGATACAGTTGTTCAAAACATCTGGGACAATAAAGTTTTTTGTGGAAGAGTCTTATATGGGTCAAATACAATTCGTTTATATGCACCCTTGAATACCACACCATCAGATGTATATAATAAGTTCTTGAGGGTAAGAGACGCTGTAGAACAGAGTATCAAGAGTTGATTTATTAATCAATCTAATATAAAATAATAAGAAAGTAAGGAGAAGTAATGCAAGAAAATATTGAAGAAATTCGTTCCAAACTTTGGGATTTGTATAACAGGTTTGCCAAAGCTCGTGGTGAATGGAATGATGGTTATAAACAAGGAGTTATGGACTCACTTTCAATTGTAAGTGAAGTAGACAGGGCTTCACACAAGACAGATGAGAATGACCACTTTGTAGACATTGAAAAGTTTAAAAACAATTATTTTAAGAAGGATTTTGGAAAGTGAATCTAATCTCTAAGGAAATAGAATTTGACCTTGGCCATCGTGTTAGTACACATGGTAGCAAGTGTCGCAATCCTCACGGTCACCGTTATAAGGTTCGTGTAACTTGTGAAGGAGATATTATAGATGATGTTAGCCGTCCTGACCATGGAATGCTTATTGACTTTGGTAATCTTAAGACAATTATGAACAAGCGTATCCATGATGTTTTAGACCACGGTTTTTGTGTATGGGAGAATGACCATGTTGTTCGTAACATGATGGAAGATGAGGCGCATGGCCAAGGTTGGAACTATATTGTTTTCCCTTACATACCAACAGCAGAAAACATTGCTCGTTGGTCTTGGGAAGAAATTAAGGACGACATTGAGGTAGAGTTTGGTAACGACCTCAGGTTGTATGAAGTAGCCGTGTGGGAAACGCCTACATCGGTAGCCTATTGTAGAGGAGAATAATAATGGGTGCAGGAAAGAATTTTCTAAATTGGTTGCAAGGAACATTTGGTGGCAATAACAGTATGCCAGAAATCCCAGAAATTCCACTAGCAGTAGAGGCACCGAAGCCAGAACCAAAGAAGGCAAAGCCAGCAGCAAAAAAGGCAACAACTAAGAAAGCAGCACCTAAAAAGGCCGCACCAAAGAAGAAGGACCAATAATGCACGTAGTATTAGTATTTATTTTGCCAGCACTATTCTTTATGGGTGTTGGTGCTTTTATTCACATGTTTTCTCAGGGTGTTAAAAGTGGCATTTATCAAAAGACTAAGGCACCAAAGAAGAGGAAGTAATGGCTGATTTAAGACTAGTAGAACACTATGTAAGTACCCAAGGTGAAGGTCCACGTACAGGACGTACAACACAATTTGTACGTTTTGCAGGATGCAACATGACTTGTGCTGGTTGGCCTTGTGATACACCATTTGCTGTAGATGTTAAAATTTGGGGCAAAGAAGGTGGAAGTTACAAAAGGACTCCAGGTGAACTTCTAGAAGATTGTAAGAGTAAGAGAGAAGAAACAGGTGCTAATAACATCTGTCTAACAGGTGGTGAACCTTTTCTTCAACCAAATGATAAGATGGATGACTTGATTATCCTTCTAACACAGAATGGTTTTGAGGTTGAGGCATTCTCTAATGGTAGTTTCCTTTACTCAGACATTGCTCTAGAACATGTTACCTTTATGATGGACTGGAAGTTAGGTGGTTCAGGAGAAGCACAAACTCGTAGAGAAAATCGTACAATGAACGCTGCTAAGATTCGTAATGGTAGCGGTATTAAGTTTGTTTGTAAGGATGGCAATGACTTTAATGAAGCATTGGAAGTTCATGATTTTCTAAAAGGGCAAGTCCGCTCAGGTGTAAGATTCTGGGCAGGTAGTGCCTGGGATGTTTACCCAACAAAAGATTTAGTAGCAAAGATGCTTGAACATCAGGTTCCATGGAGTCTAAATGTTCAAGTACACAATTATATTTGGCCCGCAAATGAAAGAGGAAGATGATGACACCGAATGTACACTATACCAAAACAGGTATCTTAATAGAAGAAAGTAAGGAAATGAAGATTAAAAAGTCAAACCCACAAATATTGAATGAAAGTGATAGAGAAGCTTATGGTTTCCAAGTTGCTAAAGAAAATGTTAGAGGGTTGCTTAGTTACATGGGAGAAGATGTAAGCCGTGAAGGTTTGCTTGACACACCACGTAGAGTTGTAGAGATGTATGAGGAATTAACAAGCGGGTATGTAATGGACCCAATTGCAATTATTGAGAAAGCAGTTTTTCATGAGCAAACAAAAGAAATGGTTATTGTCAAGAACATTCCGTTTTATAGTCTATGTGAGCATCATCTTGCTCCTTTCTTTGGTACTGCTACTATCGGTTATCTTCCTAACAACGGCCGTATTGTTGGCTTGTCTAAACTCGCTCGTGTATTGGATGCTTACGCTCGTAGGCTTCAGGTCCAAGAACGACTCGGAGCACAAGTCGCAGATGCGTTCTATAAATCCTCTCTCAAACCGGAGGGTGTAGGAGTTCACATTGAAGCAGAACACCTTTGCATGGCAATGCGTGGTGTACAAAAGCCAGGTACCAGTACAACTACAGTTAGTATTCGTGGAATTTTTGAGTCAGACAAGGCAGTGAAAGACGAATGGACACGACTAGCCCTTTCGTAGGGGTACTAAACCCAGAAGAAGTAATCCGTAAAGGTTATATTTCAAACACAATTACAGACAGGATTCAACCAAATAGCATTGACCTGACTGTTCAGAGTGTTTATGTAATCTCCGGACCACTGATTCTTTTTGCAGACAAAGAAACAAAGAGGCAATTACCAGAGTATAACTTAATAAAGCCTTTTCCTTATGAAGGAAGAGACATGTATTTGTTAGAACCTGGTATTCGTTATCAAGTTGAATTTAACGAAACTCTAAGTTTTGATACTTCTATTTGTGGAATCACTCTTGTTCGTAGTACTATGGCAAAGAGTGGTTGCAGTGGTGAAAACGGTCTTTTTGACAGTGGATATCATGGTGCATGTGGAATGATGGTATCAGTGCAAACACCTTCTTATATTGAAGTTGGTTCAAGTATTGCACAGATGGTTTTCTTTTCTACAAACAGTAGTAAAGTTTATAATGGTTTCTATCAGGGATCCGAAAGCCCAATGGAGTGGAATTAATGGAAAAATTAGCACAACAGAATGATTCAATGTTTGAAAGAAATATTGCAATCATTGCCAGTAGAAAAAATCAAGTGCTTACCTATAGTGATGGTTTTGTATTTGAAGGTTTTCTTTGTGGTCTAGATGAAAATTGGGTTCAGATGTATGGTCATGAAGAAGACCAAACCGACCCTCAATCTAGGTGGAGATTTATACTTTTGGGTAAGAATAACATTTCTGGTATTATTCCTTCAGGAAAGACATTGTATGATGTTGATGCTGAAACCCGAGAGTATGTAGAAAAGAAAATTAAGATGTTTTCTGAAGTTAGTGAGAAGTTCTTAGGAGCAAAGGAAAAGAATGACAGTAGGAGAGAAAAGTTTTGATGAACCTGTTCGTGATTATGATAATGATAGTTATGATGAAGTCGTTATTGTAAAAGCGAATGAGAAGTCATCTCAACAAGAAATTGATTTGGTAAATGCTACACCAAAAGAGTTGTTAGTTTATTTTGCCAATAGATTTAAAGAAACACAAGGCTTTGAATACAATGTTGAGTGGGTTAAAGAAATGGCAATCTTTAAAAGTTTTAAAGAACGTTATGGTGATGATGCAGGTCCAATGATTTCACTCTTGTTTGATAAGTACAATTGTGTTATAAATGGAGACGTTATGACTGCAACTGCCTTTACTCAAGGTGCAAAGTGGATTCAAGACAAGCTTTATATTGAACTTAAGAAAGATATTATTCGGGAAAGTATGCCCGGACCGGATACAGAAGGGTTGATGCACACTAATGAGTTCCTTAAACGATTCGCTGTTTGATTGGGAAAAAGATTACGTTAACCTAAGGTTTCAATTTCTAGATGATGGAGATGTAGAGTTCCTTTCTGCAAAAAGTCCTCAGTTTGAGAAGTTTAATAAGGTTGGTTGCCCAACTTGTTCTGACAACAGTTGTGGTGAGTGTAAAACACAACTCCAACTCTATAAGCACTATTTAAAGGCAGGCATTGGTTTAAACTATCAAAGGTTAGGCTGGGATGATTTCCATGGTGATGATAAGGCACTTGAACTTGCTAAGATTTACCTTGGTAAGAATAAAGAGTTTGTCAAAGGTGGTATGGGCATTATGTATCACGGAACCTGGGGAACCGGTAAGACTTTGTTGACCAGTCTTATGGCAAAAGAGCTAGTAAAGTTAGGTTATAGTGTTTACTTTGCTACTTTTACTCAAATGGTAGATGAGTTTACTAGAGGTTGGGGTAGTAATGAAGACAAGGCAAGATTTGAAGCTAAAGTGGTTAAGAGTGACATTTTCTTTCTTGATGATGTTGGAAAAGAATTTAGAACAAAAAACAATTTGTCTGAAGCCACTTTTGACCATGTACTTAGACAACGTGCTCTAGATAACAGGCCAACTTTTATTACCACAAATATGGATGAGAAGGACCTTGCAGAAGGTTATGGTAGTGCTATATTTTCTCTCTTGAAAGAGCGAATGATTGTCCATAAAATGGAAGGTAACGACTATCGTGAATTTGCTAGAGATAGAACATTAGATGAAATTGCAGACGGAACAGTTAGAAAGATTAGATAGTGGACATTGAAAAGGCCTTTGTGCCGCATTTCACAAAGTTAGAAAGCATTAAAGTAATTTGGGATAAAGGAGTAAGAGGTGAACACTTTTTTGACGATGGTGTTCGTGAACTCTTTGAATATTCTATAGAATACTACATCAAGAGTGAGTTCAAGCAAACTATTACAAGAGAGTTCTTGGAAGAAAAGTTTTCTGACTACTTTGTTAAGAATGAATGGCCAGACGGTGAATACCTTGTAGTTGTATTGATTGAGGAATTACTCACTAAGTATCGCAAGACAACCACTCAGAATGTCCTTTTAAAAGCAGCACATGAACTAGATACTGACCCAGAGGCCGGTATTACAATGGCACTTAATAATCTGACAAAGATTCAAAGTGACACATCAACTCGTGAACGCATTGAAATTTACGGTGAGGGTTATGAACGCCGTACTAATGAGTATGTAGATAATCAGTTGAACAATAACAAAACTAAGCAAGGTATTTACCTTGGTTGGGATGAATTAAATAACCACACCTACGGTATTCAAAAGGGTGAACTTGCTGTAGTTGTTGGTATTCCTAATGTTGGTAAGTCATGGATTGGTTCTCACATTGCACTTGAAGCTGCTAAGCGTAAAAACAAAGTTTACTTTGCATCACTTGAACTCCGTAAAGAACTAACTCTTATGAGACTTGACTGCCTTGCAAGTGGTGTACCTTACTCAAGATATGAACGTGGTGAATTAACACCTGCTGAGTTAAAGCGACTAAAAGAAGCAAGAGAAGAAATTATGGAATATGGTGAGTATCTATTGATTGACTCACCAAGTCGTAAGAGTGAAAGAACAGTTCTTGAACTTTACTCTAAAGCAAAGCATTGGGGTGCAGATCTAATTGTTGGTGACCAATTGTCTTGGTTGACCAATGAGAAGAACTACGGTACAGCAAGTAACTTTCAAACATTGCAGATGGCAGAAGTAATTACAGATGTTGCTAGTATTAACCGTGAAATGGGGATGGCAAGTGTTTGGTTGGCACAGTTTAACCGTGAAGCAATGAAGGGTAAGCAAAAGCGAGGAGACCTTGGTCAAATTGGACTTTCATCACAAATTGAACAAATTGTTGACTGGGCCTTTGGTATTGGTGCAACTAAAGAAATGAAGTCACAAGAAGCACTAATCTTTGACATTATGAAAAGTCGTAGAAGTAACTTGAAGAGTTGGATGATGGGCTTTGAACTAAAGGACCGCACCAAGTTGGAGTTTGTAAGAGAGTTCGAAGACGAATAATGCAAAAGTTAAGCGATGTTTTTAGAGGACTTGATGCCGAAGGTGTACTAAGAGACCTTTTAAATGTACATGAAATTACAGAAATGGGTGATGAGTTAATCCATTCATGCAGGTTGCCTTTTGGTATGCACAAGAATGGTGATGCTAATCCAAGTGCAAGTCTTAATAAAAAAGATCTTGTCTTTAATTGTTTTACTTGTGGTGGTGGAAGTATTGTCTGGTTGGTTCAGAATGTTATGGACATTGACCGTGATAGTGCTCTTGCAGAACTAAAAAATTATGCTAGTGGCTTAAAAGTAATACCAATAGAAGAGTTTATGGATAAGTTGAATAAACTCTTTACAGATGAAGAAACAAAGAGATATGAAATACCAATTTACAATGAAAAGATTCTTAATCGCTGGACTTGCACTACTGACTACCTTACTTCTAGGGGAGTTAGTGAAGAAGTTCAAAGGCAAATGCAAACAGGATTGGATAGAGGTAGGCTGGAGTATCGTAAATCAATCACTGGGCAGGATACTGTCCATGTTAGTAGAGTAGTATTGCCTCACTTTATCAATGGGAAACTGGTTGGTTGGGTAGCAAGAAAAGTTGAGGAAATTAATGGAGTCAGTAAATATAAGAACTCTAAAGGTTTCCCAAGGCAGTATTCACTATACAACCAAGACAATGTTAAAGGTATGAAATCTATCTATGTAGTAGAAAGCCCTATGAGTGTTCTTGTACTTAAGAGTCGTGGCATTGAAAATGTAGTTGCAACCTTTGGTGCAAAGTTCTCAGAACCTCAAGTAGAATTACTAAGAAACTTTAAAGAAGTTACAGTGTTCATGGATGGGGATGCCCCAGGTAGAAGTGCTTCTGTCAATTTAATTAAGGCGCTAAGTAACTATACTAATGTAAAGGTCATTGATACTCCCGAAGGAGAAGACCCAGCAAGTCTAGATAAAATACCACCAAGTGTAGGTCACTTCATTTATGAACTTTCTAAATGTGGTTGATTTTTTACTAACTGGTATATAAACTAGTAAATGTAGTAAACCAAAAAACCAAAAAAATAAACCAAAAAGGATACTAAAATGGCACTAAAAAAAGGTATGGAAGCAGTCAAGGAAAGCCTCGAGCGTTCCCAGCGTAGTGCTTCTCAATCATCAACAACATACACAGAAACTAACTGGTTCTACTGGAAGGCCGGAGAGACAAAAGCAATCCGCTTCCTCACAGATGCTAATGACATCTTTGTTGTACCAGTACACGAAAACGTTCCTGTCCATGACGGAAAGAACAAGACATTCGTTTGTCGTAAGGCTTTTGAATCTTCTTGTGAACTATGTGACAACAAAGTTTACCGCCGTGATGTAGGTTATGGTGTTGCAGTCCTTCGTGAAGAAGTTTACGAAGAAGTAAATGGTCAGAAGAAGTTGACCGGTTACCGTGACGTAACTAGCAACTATGAGGTAGAAGAGAACGGTAAGACTGTTCTTAAGAAGAAGCCTTATGTTGGTATTGTCTCACAAGGTATGCGTAACTTCTGGAACCAGATTGCTGTTATCTCAGAAAAGTATGGTTCACTTCGTGACCGTGAAATTGAGATTATGCGCCAAGGTGCAGGTACAGACACAACCTACATGGCATTTGCACTTGACAAGAAAGAAATCGAGAACATTGAAACTCGTTATTCTAAGTTTGTCCCAGACATTGAAGCATTCTTGAACCGTATTGGTAGTCAAGAATACTACGATGCACAACTCCGTGGTATTAAGCCTGAGTCAAAGGATGACTTCACGACAAGCACTACTTCAAACTCTACTGAAGATGAGTATGAGGACGAAGAGTACATTGAAATTGAAGAAGACACCACGGCTGACCGTTTGAAGGCAAAACTTCAAGGTTAGTAAATTCGGAGTCCCCGATGAGGTTAGGTCCGTTGTAGTTTACTACAACAACTTGATGAGGACTTGATTTCATCGGGGGTTTCCATTATAATTAGTGCAATACAAGTAAGGAGTAGAAGTGAGTACTTCTAAAAATAAAAAACTTGAAGTAGTATTAAAAGAGATTCAACAGATTCATGATACTAAGTCACAGGGTTACGGACTTCCGGGTAAACCATTTCATAACCTTGAAGAAGCAGGACGATTGGTAAATATTCCTTCTTGGGTTGCTGCTATTTCTCGTGCCGGTGATAAGATGACTAGAATTAGTTCTCATCTACACAATAATAAAATTAAAGATGAGAAGTTGCGAGACAACTTAATTGACCTTGCAACCTATTGTGCCATTGCACTTGCACTTTACGATATTGAGGAATCAGATGACTGATAATTTAGTCCACCTTCATGTTCACACAGAACATTCTTTCCTTGACGGTTTGAGTACAGTAGAACAATTGGTATCTCGTGTAGTTGAACTTGGCCAAACAGCAGTTGCAATTACCGACCATGGTGAAGTATCAGGTCATTACAGATTTCAGAATGAATGTGACAAGCAAGGTATTAAACCCATCTTTGGTATGGAAGGTTACTTTTGTGATGACAGATTTGATAAATCTGGTAAGAAGGGTGAGAACTATGACCACATGACGGTCATTGCACTCAATCAAAAAGGACTAGAAAACCTTTGGGCATTAAGTAGTAGAGCGTATATTGAAGGTAGTTATTATGGTAATCCTCGCTTTGACTGGGAACTACTTAATGAGTACAAAGAAGGATTAATGATTACCGGTGGTTGCATGGGTGGTTGTGTTGGAAAGTTCCTTCATGGTACAACTCGTAATTATGAAAAAGCAGTAGAAAGAATTTCAAGACTTCAAGCAATGTTTGGTGATGATTTCTATTTAGAGTTGCACACTTACTTAAGTGATGAAAGTATTCTTTGGAACAAAAAAGTTGCAGAGATTGCAAATGACTTCTCAGTACCACTACTTGCTGTTAGTGATGCACATTATTCTAAACCAGATGATTGGTATGCCCACGAACTAATGACCGCAGTTCAAATGGGTAAGCACATGGATGACCCAGAAAGATTCTCATACGGTCCTAATCAACTTTGCATTTTTAGTGAAGCAGAAACTCGTGAAAGACTAAATTATCTACCAGCATCAGTTGTTGACCAAGCAATTAAGAATACAACTGTAATTGGTGAAAAGGCAAATGCAAGAATGCCAGAGGCAAAGACAATGCCTGTTTTCCTTGCAACACCTGAACAAGATGAAAGAAAACTAGAAAAGAATGTTGAAGAAGGCTTTCAACGTAAGGTTCTTCCATATATTAAAGAAGAAGAATTACCAGTTTATAGAGAACGACTTCGTTATGAAACTGAACTAATTAACAAAAAAGGTTATGCAGGTTACTTCTTAATGGTTCAAGACATTATTGTTTGGAGTAAGAATGAAGGGCACCTTGTTGGTCCTAGTCGTGGTTCTGTAGGTGGTAGTCTACTTGCTTTCTGTTTGGACATTACTGAAGTAGAACCAATTAAGGCAGACCTTTTGTTTGAACGTTTTCTTGACCCAGAACGTGACTCAATGCCTGATATTGATATTGACTTCCCTAGAGTTGAACGTCACTTAGTACGTGAGTATCTAGAAGATAAATATGGTAAGTTTAATATCTCAAGTGTAGGGACACTTAACACTTTGGGTGTAAAACAAACCCTTCGTGACCTTTGTCGTGGTTTGAATATTAGTAAAGCAGAATCTGACCAGATTTGCAATGTTGTTGAAGACCAGTGGAACAGAGAATTCATGGGTCAGGGCAATGAGTGGGATAAGATTGAAAAATACTATATCAAAGAGTTTGCTCCTTGGAAAAAGAAATATCCTAAGTTGTTTGAAATGATGCCAGAATTCCTTGACCACATTAGGCATGCATCAGCACACGCTGCTGGTGTAGTAGTGTCAAAAGAGTCATTAATTGGTAGACTTCCTCTTCGTTTTAAGAATGATGATATTAGAACACAGTTTGACAAATGGGATGTTGAAGAACTAGGTTTTGTAAAGATTGACGTTTTGGGGCTTCGTACACTAAGTACGTTGATGGCTGCTTTTAATCTAATCAAAGAAAACCATGGTGAAGATGTTCTTCCTCACTTCTATGAATGGCAATATAGTTGGGATAAGTTTTATGATGACCCAGCAGTATGGGGAAGTATTTGTGCCGGTCATAACATGGGTATCTTTCAACTTGAAACAAACAACCTTCAAGGACTTGTAAAGAGATTTAATCCTAAAGACATTGAAGATCTAACAACAATGATTGCTGTATGTCGACCAGGTATTACTCGTACAACTGACCCAGAAACTGGTTTGAACCTTCTTGAACTGTACCTTCAAAAGAAGGACGGTAAGCGTAAGGTTACATATAAACACCCAAACATTGAAAAAGTCCTTGGTTCAACCTTTGGTAACTTTATTTACCAAGAACAAATTATGCAGATGTGTGTAGAACTTGCTGGATATTCACTTGGTGAAACTGACCGTGTTCGCCGTATCATGGGTAAGCAGCAGTTAGACAAGATGAAGAAAGAAAAGGTTAACTTTGTTGCCGGATGTTTGAAGCAAGGTGTTAGTGAAGATATAGCATCTAGTGTCTTTAACGAAATGATTGCCTTCGGTACCTATGGTTATAACAAGAGTCACTCCTGGGGATATGCATTGATTTCCTACTGGTGTGCCTACTTAAAGCATTACTATCCAAAAGAGTATATGGCAGCATTGTTCCGCACAAATCCTGAGATGACCGTTATGTACACTCGGGAATGTAGGAGAATGGGAATTCCTGTACTAGGACCAGACATCTATGAATCTGGTGCAAGGTTTACTTTGACAAAAAGTGGTTCAATTAGATATGGACTTGCAAGTGTTAAGTATGTATCTGGTGGTGCAACTGACCTTGCTAAGATTGGTCCTTTTACTAACATGGAAGATTTTGTTGCAAAAGTTCCAAGTAAAAAGATTAATAAAAGAGCAGCAATTTCAATGATTAAGTGTGGTGTCTTTGATTCCATGTGTGGTGACTCAAAGTCTGCCCTTTATCAATATTTTAAGGCTCGTAAAGACTTTAAGAACATTGACGGTCAATGTCAAGATACTTGTGAGTTTTGTCATGGTAGTATCCCTGCCTTTGATTGTTACGCTGACCTACAAGAAAAAATTCAAGATAGAGTACTTCATGAACGTGAATTACTTGGTAGTTTGATTACTGCTGACCCACTAGGTGCATATAGAGATATTATTCAAGAAGAAGCAAACTATCCTGGTGAGTCAAAAATGTTTAAGGGTGAAAAGGCAATGCTTGGAGGTACCATTACTAGAGTTAAGCACCTAGTAACAAAGAGTGGTAAGAATCCTGGTTCTGCAATGTGCCAATTTTGGGTTGAGCTTCCTATTGATGAACAAATACTTGACTATGATGAATTGGACGAATTAGAAGGAGAAGTAGAGATTAAGTCTTCCAATGATGATAGTGTCCAGATTGTTTCTTTCCCTGACTCATTTTCTAAGTTGGGTGAAAAGATTGAAGTAGGAAGCCCTGTATTAGTTCAGGTAGAAAAGATGGACGGCGGTTTAAGTCTAAGAAATATTTATAGATTAGATCTTTTGAAGGAGAGTGCATGATGCAAGATACACTAGACCACATTTGCCTTTGTGGACACTACATTGAAGACCATGATATAATTGATGATATTTCAATGTGCTATAAGTGCCACTGTTCTTTTTGGCAACCATTAGATTTTGGATTAGATTATGACCTTTAAACACTTTTGCCATGTTTGTAATGTTAACTTTCATCGTGCAGTAGATTTTATTCTTCATAAGCATGAAGAAGTAAAGCCAATTGTAGAAACTTTTGTAGGAGATAAAGATGGAAAAGCCGACTGAGTGGGAAACAGCAGAGTGCAAAAACTGTTATAGTAAACTTGGTTTAACTAGAGAAATTATTTTAAGTAAAAGTGGAACATGGGTTCACAACAATCCAATTAATTATGACTTAAAATGTCATATCTGGGAACCATATGTTGCAGAACCTAGGGAAAAGGAGTAGTATGGCTGGTTATGAATATATTGAGATTGAAGTAACACAAAAACTTTACAATTCTATTCAAGCAATTGCAAAAAGTTATGGTGTAGATGTTAAGGTATTTATTGAAGATAGATTAGAGGAACTTTATGGCTAGAGATGCTATTGATAAACTTATTGCAGATTTGAACAAATTTACACCTGCTGGTTCAAATAAACCTATTGCTATGAGAGGCAATAGTATTGAGAAGATTAATGCTATCCCTACTTTCTCCCCTGCACTTGACTATCTACTTGCTGTAGGCGGTTGGCCTGAAGGTAAAATGATTGAACTCTTTGGTAAGGAACACTCAGGTAAAAGTTCATTTGCTTTAATGGCATTGAAGGACTGCTATGACTATTACAAGGGTGAAAAGTTGGTCGCCTATATTGACTTGGAACATCGTTTTAATCCTGATTGGGCAGAAAAGTTGGGCCTAAAAGTTGATGAGAGTTTGATTGTAGTTCAACCACCAGATGCAGAAACTGGAACTGACATTATGGTAGAATTAATTAAGAGTAAAGAGATTTGTGCCATTGTTTGGGACTCAACAGGTGCTGCTGCTACAAAGCACAGCATGCAACAACTAACTGACAAGAACGACAAGATGGGTGGCAATGCTGCTGTAATGAAGCGTAATGTCCAGACAGTTGCTCCACTTGCCAACCTTTATGATGTTACTGTATTTTACTTAAATCAACTTCGTGATGATATGGATGGATATAACCGTCCTATGACTCCTGGTGGTCACGCAGTAAAGCATGCTATGTCTGTTCGTATCTATCTTCGCCCAGGTACAGACAAATACTTTGATAAGGTTGACGGAGAAACTGTACAAGTTGGATTCCCAATTGTTATGAAGACAGTTAAAAATTCATATGGTCCTCCACTCCGTGAAGGTTGGACTGATTTCTACAACCAACCAAATAGTAATCTTGACCATGCAGGTATTGATACTCGTAGAGATCTTGCCCGTATGGGTATTTTACTTGGTGTTGCCCAAAGAGCAGGTGCATGGTTTAATTGGAAAGATGTTAAAGCACAAGGTCGTGACTCTTTCTTTGAAGAAATTTGGTCCCGTGGATTGGGAGAAGAGTTTGCAAAAGAAATCTCAAAGGCAATTGAAATGGGCAAAGGTGCTAGTCAAACGGTAGTTGAGAATGATGACTTCTTTGGTCGTCCAGTAACAAGTGACAGTGCAGATATTAACGATAGCGAGGTATAAGATGAATGTTGGAGATAAAGTAGTATTGATTGATGCTGTAGGAACAATTGTTGGTGTTAGTACCAATGGTTTCCCTGTAGTAGAATTTGAAGTTCTTGGTGGTTCTACTTATGATGAGTATGACCCTTCCGAACTACTACCAGTCGAACTCCCGGTTCCTAATGAGGAATTAAATCCAGACAAAGAAAAAGAGTAATGGGTGCTTTCCAAAAAAAGATGGCTGACAGACATGAGAATGAAATAGCAGAAATTTGGCCAGAAGCAAGCAAGACAATTGCTAGTGGTGCTAAGTTTGAAAAAGGTGACCTCAAGACCAATGAGGTTGAACAAATTTCATTTGTTGTAGAGTGTAAGTGTACACAGAATGTTAGTTATTCTATAACTGAAAAAGTATGGAATGAAGTAAAAGAACACTCTCAAAATAGAAGTTGGACATCAAGGCCTGCATTATGTATTAGGTTGTACGGTAAAACAGAAGAAGAAACTTCATGGGGTGGGAAAAGAACAAACACACCAGAACAATTGCCTGTTGAATTAGACTTGGTAGTTTTAGATTTAAATGATTTTCTAGAGTTTTATGAACAATACCTAGAATTAAAAAGCAAACAAGAAAAGGAATCTTAATGTCGTTTCAGGCTTTAGAAGACAAAGTAATTATTAAAGTTGCAATAGTAGAAGAAAAGACTGAAAGTGGACTTTTTATTCCAGATACAGCAACTGCAGTTCCAGATACAGGTGTTGTGGTTGCAGTTGGTCCAGGTCGTATTTCTTCTAACGGTACATTGATTCCAGCAACCGTTAAGGTTGGGGACAAGGTCATTTTTGAACAACGTGCTGCTCAAAGACTTGAGATTGAAGAAGAAGAATACTTGGTTTTCTTAAATGACCACATTCTTGCAATTGTGGAGGATTAAATGTGGTCCTGGGTACTAGCAATTGTCGGTTCGTTAGGTATCTACGTAGTAGGTAAAAAGAATGTGTTCGGTTGGTTCATCCTAATGTTGAGTGAAACACTTTGGACTATCTATGCTTTTGTTACTCATCAGTATGGATTTCTTTTTGCTGTAGTATTGTATTCATTTGCTTATATTAAAAGTTATTTACGTTGGAGGAAAGATGCTAGCAAATAGATTTTTAGATTTGGTTTTTATGGTTTTAGGTACTATAATTGTAACTAAGATTACAATGGGAAAGATGAAGAAGTGAAAAAGTACACACTAGAACTAACTGTAGAAGAGTTAGATTATCTGGATAATTTTATCCATGAACATGCCACCGCAGAAGACATGTACGATGTTGGTACCTTTAAGACCACTGTCTTTTCTAAAGTTTGTGACCTTTGTGAGTTTGCACTAGACGAAGGTGAGAAGCCAGTTGAGCTTTCTTGAACGCACACTAGCAGCATATCAAAATCAAGAACCTATAACTCCATACTTGGAGCAGGCTTTGATGAAAGGTGATTTTGTCCCTGATGAATATCCTGTAAAAATCTTTAACTATCCTAGAGAGTTTGACAACATGTATCACCCCTCAAGTGACATTGAGGCGGGAGAGTTGCAATTGTATTATAAGTTCCATCCAGAATTGAGGCTACAATGTCAAGAAGAAAGAATATCTCCAACACTAGCAATGACCTTTCAAGTGGGTTCAGCTTTTCACAGTATTATACAGAACATGTTAATTCACTTGGGTTTGACTTCTCTGGAAAAAGTAGAAGTAAAGTTCAAAAACGAAGAAAGAATGATAGCAGGGGCAGTAGACGTCTTGGAGTTAACTACTCCAGATGGAGAAAAGTTTTTAGTAGATATAAAAAGCACTAACCGTATTCCCAACGAGGCTAGTCAACAATATTCTATGCAGTTGAGAGTATACCAAGATAATTGCCCAGGTGCACCAGATAGAATGGCACTATTGTTTATTGAAAAAGCATATCCTCACAAGATTAAAACCATTGAAGTCACTAAAGACCAAAAGTCACTAGATACACTTTATGCAAAGTGGTCTAAGGTTAGAGTTGCTATTGGGAAAAATAGTACAGATGGTTTAAAGCACTGTTGCAGTGGTCCAACAGATGAAAAGTTTATGTCTTGTCCAGCAAGAAAAATCTGTGAGTATTGGAATAAATAATGACAACGCCTCAAAAAGCCAAAGGTTCCCAATGGGAAAGAGATGTAGCAAAATACTTCAATGAACGTGGGTATCTTGAGGTGGAGAGGCGTTACGGTGCAGGGAATACACTTGATAAAGGTGATATTAATGGAGTCAAAGACACTGTAGTTGAGGCCAAAAATTGGGCTAAGATTTCGCTAGCCACCATTATGGATGAAACTCTTGTTGAACAAAAGAATGCCAAGAAACGTTTTGGTATTGCTGTAATTAAACGTAGAAATAAGAATGTTAAAGATGCTTATGTTGTTATGACACTAGAGCAATTTGTTGACATTTATGCCTTGTTTCACAAGTAACACCACAAAATTCAAGAAAATATGATAAATTATTATTAGGTTTGTTTAGAGAGGACAGTAATGAGTGGGATTAGAAAAGGACTTGAAGAACTCAAGCAACCTTCTCTTGGTCTAGAACATGAGCGTGAGAAGGAATACCTTCACAACTTTACTGTCCGTGCCTTTACTTGGGAAAGTAGACCTGAAGAACTTGGTGCATTAAATCAAATTGATACTTTGGTTGATGAGTTCATGAAGGAATACCTTCGCCCAGCAGAAATAATCATTGCTAGATTTAATAGTGACATTCCAATGAGTGACACAGAAGCAGACAGATTGTTCCTAAACCTTCAAAGTGCAATTGTTGCCATTGAAGATGAAGTAACACGCAGATATCTTAAGGCACAGTTTTCCTATTATAACTGGGATGACCGTTATTGGGAAGAATACCGTAAACCTGTTTCTGGTACAACTAATGACCGTGAGGCTCGTGCTAGAATGGAAACAAAAGATGACCGTTACTTCTATTTTGTTCAGTATGCTGCTTGGAGAATTATCAATGACAAGGTGCAAAGTCTAAAAGCAACCCAAAGATATATCCAAAATCAAATTTACAGGAGAGGCTAATGGAAGACGATAAGCCTCAAAGAAGGTCTAGAAAACAAGAAGTCATTAAAGGTAAGATGACTTGGCAGGTTCTTGAAAGACTGTTGAATAATTATTGGGAATGGCGTGAAGCATACAGGGTAAGCGGTAATCCTGAACTTCAATTACTAAATGGTGTAACAGTTAATATTCATGATGTTTTAAAGGGTATTGATAAATTACCACCAAGACAAAAGCAAGCAGTTGTACTTTCTTGTCTTGAAAACAGAAAAGAAGTTGACGTTGCAAAAATTATGGGTTTCACAAAATGGTCAAGTCCTGTAGGCATGTATAAACGTAGGGCATTAAAGAATCTTTGTGACACATTATGGGCAGAGGATATTGACTGATGAATACTCCAGAAGAACTAAATAAGATTATTGAAGAAAATAACATTAAGTTGCCAAAGCATTGGGATGAATTTACTTGGGAACAAAAGATTGATTTTGTAACTCACAGGATTCTAATTAATGCTAGGACTTCTACAAAGCACTCTGACATGAAAGAAGAAGGTTGGTTGAGTAATTACCAACTTGAAAGAAGAAGACGTAGGGAAGTCCTTTCAAAGTTTGGTAGTTGGGATGAGATACCGCCAAAGAAAGGAACTTTTGGTCGTTCCTATAATCCTGATTCAAAGGAACAGTAAATGGGTGAAGAACTAGAACCTATCAAGAAAGATTATAGAGACCTTGATAGAATAACACCAGCAACTGAAGAATTGCTCAGTGAAAATATTGATGGTGAGATTTTTCTTTATAGAGCAATTCCCCAATGCAAAGTTTGTAGTAGTGGTGATGAGATTCGAAGGTATGTTGATGACCTTCTACTGTACCCAAAAGGATATAAAGAAATCCTTAGAACTATTCAACCATTAGAAGAAAAACTAGGTGTTGAACCTGAAGATAGAATTTCATACAGTAGTATCAGAACACACTACCGCAATCATCTACCACTTGATAAAAAGCAAGTTCGTGAAGTAATTGAACGTAAGGCCAATAAGAATAACACAAGTATCATTGATGCAGACGGCACACTACTTACACCTGAAGCATTTTATGAAGTAATTGTTGCTAAGGGTTTTGAAGACATTGTAAGTGGTGCAGCAAGGCCTACACTAAGTCAAACTTTCCAAGCAATGGGTATTCTTCAAAGAATGGAAGAGAAGGAAAAGCAAGGTTACAAACCTGAAGTCCTTGTTAACCAACTAAATATTATTCTTCAAGCAATTAGAGATGTTCTGCCTGTAGAATGGCGTGAAAAGGTCTTCGATAAAATTCAACTTTATAGTGAAGAACAGCAAAAACTTCCAACTACAATGGAACTTGCAGAAGCACAAGAATATATTGATGACGACTTAATGTAGTTGATTTTTTTCAACTCTTAATATATCATTTAGTATCTAACTAAGGAGTAAGATGTTAACAATTAAAGAACTAAAAGATTCTATTGACAAACTAACACCAAAATATGTTCCTGTAACAATCGGTGAATTTGAGTATGTGCCATCACTTGGTAATGAACTTGATGGTGATGGACTTCTTCGTAAGTCAACCGGTGAACTTCTTGGTTTTGCAGATGATACTGCTTTTGGTAACTTTACAACATTTATTGGTGCACCTGGTAAGTTCCTAATGAAGTTGCAACCAGAGATGCGTAAATCAGTTGTTGACTATATGATTCAAAAGAGTCACGAAGTTGAAGGAACTGTTACTCTTCAAGACAATCAATTGTTAAATGTCTTTAAGGCAGACCAACTGTTGCTACCACCAGACAAAGTCCTTACTACTGTTTCTTCATTGTTCCAAGATGATGATGTTGTTTCTCAATTGGATTTCAGAACAGGCCTTGTAATGAACATTCGTACAGGTCAAGTAGAAACTGCTGTTAAAGCAGGAGATATCACTCAAGGTGGTATTCGTTTTGACACAACTCACGGAAAGAGTCCAGAAGTCAGTGCTTATATGGAGCGTCTAGTTTGCTCAAATGGAATGGTAGCAACCAGTGACCTAGATAAGATTCCAGTTCGTGGATACACACTTGCAGAAGTTCTCAATAGTATGCAACATATTGCAGACCACTACTTGAACACCACAGTTCCACGTTTCTTGGAAAACTGGAAGAAGTTGACCAGTGTTCGTAGTTCTAACCCTGAGCAGTTGATTCACCGACTAGCCAAGGAAAATGACCTTTCACCTAAGATTGAGACTAGAATTATTGAAGCAGCAGCTAGTCTAGATGATAGTAGTTACTATGACGTAATCAATCTAATCACCAGTTTTCAACATGCAGAAGGCGTTGATTCCAAGCAAATTAACAAGTTGCAAACACTTGGTGGTAATGCAGTTCGTGATATGGGCGGTCACCGTTGTGTGAACTGCCAGCATAATCTAGACATTTAAGTTTGTCGGACAGGTTGCACCTGGGTATGTGTATAAACTGCCCCCTTCTAACATTGTAAAACCCCTTAGAATTTATTAAAGAAATGTACTACTAAGGGTAAATATGACCAAAACTTTCAACTCATCTGGTATAAAGATATCAAGCGAGAATATCCCTGACTTAAATAAGAGGTGTACTGGTGGTAACTGTAAAGTTTGTGACTACTTTGATAAAGAGTTAGACCGCAATCGGAACTTAAGAAACGATAAGTCTCGCCCAGGTGGTAAACCAATGACCCCAGGAGAACTTCAAGAAAGTACTGCTAATTCAAGTGCTTTATTAAAACTTTGGAATAATCATATTAGGTGGGATGAGCCTTGCACTGGTGAGGGTTGTAATACTTGTAAATATATTTCAAAAGAAAATAAAAAAGTACCAGAGTCTGCTAAACACCAGAACTCTAGAGAACCAAAGATTAGTTTCTTTCCTATGAACTTCGGTGTCCCTAGGATTGTTCCAGATGAGTCACACCCAACAGGAATTATTGGTGAAGATCCTCACTCTCACTATACTGAAACTACTTCTTTTGTAACTGATAACCCCCTTCACTCTTGTGAACGTTGTATGCCAACATGCAGACGTTGTGGAACAAGAGACACAGCAGCAAGAATTAAAGATGGTGAACACATTCCTGAATATCAATCAGAGTGCAGAAGAAGAGAACGTGGTTTAGGCTCTATACCACTTTATAACTAAGTATAAAAATGAATTGGAATACTCGTTACTCTAGTGATAAACCTTGGGATGAAAAAGATCCAGACGGTGGTAAGCACCACAAACTAAGTCCAGAACAAAAAGCAAAGGCAAAAGCTCGTGCAAAGGCGCACGGTCGTCCATATCCAAATTGGATTGATAATGCTTGGGCCTCTAAACACTAAGGATAACTAATGTCATTCAATGAAAGATTCGCTAAAGAAGAAAAGAAGACATTCACACCACCAGAAGGTGTACAATCTGCTGCTCGTAAAGCATTAAAGTGGATTGAAGAAGGTCACGCAGGTAGTGGGTTCACTGGTGTTGGTCGTGGACGTGCTCACCAACTTGCTAATGGTGAAGCAGTTAGTTTATCAACTATCAAGCGTATGCACTCATTCTTCTCACGTCACCGTGTAGATAAGCAAGGCAAAGACTGGAATAAGCCAAGTCCAGGTAAAGTTGCATGGTACGCATGGGGTGGAGATGCTGGTGCATCATGGGCAAAGAGTATTGCAGAAAAGCATGACGGTAAGAAAAAAGAAGCAGGAATTGCAGAACACCTTCAGTTCCTTCCAGAGATTGCTAAAGGTGTAGGTCACGTTATTCAAAATACTTTTATGGAGCCTGAAAATGCTGTTAAAAGTGTAGGCCATTTTGTTAATGAACTTGCTACAGGTCAAGGTTCTACTCCTACTCCTAAGGATAACTACTATGGAACTTCTCCTTTTCACTTGACAAAAACAGAAGAAGGTGCCCCAGGCGCAGCCTATTTGATTAATAAGGGTATGGATGCAGTTAAAGGTTTAATGCCTAAGGGTAGAAATTCTTCTACATTTAGTTATAATTCAAAGAATGCTGGCTTTCAAGATGAAAAAAATAAATTTACATATTATGAAAAGCCTGAAGCATTTTCAACCTACTCAGGTCCATCTTTGAATCAATGTGGTAGATGTGGTATTGACATAAATAGAGGTAGTAAACTATTTACAAATAGGAATTTTGGTAGAATCTGTCCTGATTGTAGAGATGTTTTAACAGCAAAACCTGAAGAAGAATAAACTATAATATATAGTTATATCTCTAAGAAAGGTTACTAATGGCTTTTGATAAATTAAATATCCCAAAAGAAGGAATTGCACCTGAGGATGTTCCAAAGCTAACTGCACTTCAAGAAGCACAAATGGCTGCTTTCCAGGCAGAACAGAAGGCAGAACGTGAAGCAGACAAAGAAGTCCTTGAACTTCAAGAAGGTGAAATTGCTGCTGCTACTAAGATTATGCAGGAACTTTACCAAAAGTATTACTACCGTAAGGCAAGTTTCGATAATCTACTTTCATTAAAAGGTGAGGCAGAAGAAAAGTTTGCTGCTATTAATCTTCAAGTTGTTGTTGACTGGGTCATGCCAAGTATCAGTGTAAAACCAACACCGCCACAGATTACTATTGTTAATAGACTTAAGCAATTCGACCCAGAACAAAACCGTTATGAAGTCGGTAAGGGACTCGCTGATGATTACTACGATGCAAAGCGTGCCCAAATGAAAAAGAAGAATAAATTAATTATCCCAGGACAGTAAAGGAACATCATGAGAAAAGTATCTCGTTCAGAAGACAGTATTAATAACAACATTAAAGAAGTAATGGCAAAAGAAGCTGGAATTGCAGACATTCCACACAATATTGTAACCCACCTTCCCACACTAATTCCTACTGTTGCTGCTGAAGCAGGACTTTTAACCGGTCTGGTAAAAAATATTAAAAATAGAAATAAGACTGCCCCTAACCCTACCCCTGGAACTGATGAAGCATACAATGCTACTGGATTTATGTCACCTAGTCAAATACAAAACTACAAAAACAAAGAT